ACAGATTGTGCTGGTGATATGCTTGAAGTTGAAGCACTACGTAAAGTTGTTAAGGGTGTTAATAAAAATCATAAATATCTTGAACAGAAATACTCACATTTATACCATGGTGTAAAGTTACCAAGGTATCGTATCAAACTTCAAGGAAGAGGTCCTAGGACTGTCCACGCAATTGCTGATGGTAAACACCCTAGGGCATACGATCAATCACTTCCACTTAGGCATGCTGAAAGAGTAGATGTCTATATGTACCAATACAAATAAGGATGGATATGTCTAACAAATCTAAAAAAGTAGTAACCCCTAAAACCTGGAATCGTGAAGAGCGACAAAGGGAAAAGATTCTCACTCAAGCAGAGCAAATTGCTGCGCAACAGAAGAGAATCATGGAGCTTCTGTGAGAGAAGTTATGCTTAACTACGGTGACTGCACAATTTATATCGCAAGGCCGTATGGTTATAAAAGATATATCGTCGAATGGAAAGATGGTAGATCACAAATGTACTCAGGACTTTGGTACAGTAAAAATAAAGTCAAACAATTAGTAGAGGGACAATTATCATGAGTGAGTATGACGAAATAGTAGAACAACAAAGGCTTCTTTTAGAAGCTGAAGAATGGGCTAAAGGTATTAAAACATTGCACACGCATTCTTTGAAATCTATGTATTATGATGATCGTCCGGAAGATACTGATATTGGTCCAGTCACTGATAGAGAATACAACAGTGGTATTGTTGAAAGATATCGAGATGGAAAACTAATTCATACATTTGGTACTCCATTAACTGGTGCTGATTTAGTACAAGAATATAGGAGAAGTACATAGTGAAAGATAGAAAAATCGTTACTGCTGAAAAATTGTTATCTACATACACAGATCAAACTTTAAGTTTAAAGGCAGAAACATTTGTCGATATCAATGGAAATTTTGGAACTAGATTTTTTAAAGATAATGTCTGGCAAGTAGATGAAATCTATGAAGGACATAGTGAGGAGTATGCAGAAAACGCTGCAGAAAACTATGTCATGGAAATTAAAAGATTATAATGTTTTCGCCCTCCCTCTTCCAAATTAACTCCTTATCACAACGCGGAGGAGTGGAGGGCACCTTTTTAAAAATAAACCTTTACATTTGTGTAGAAGTGTGTTATAATATATTATATTAATAAGGAGTTAATATGGCTAAACAAAAAAGATTAAAAAACGCTGATGAAGCATTCATGGGAATTAAACCTTCCTATGGTCCACACAATCCGATTCCGGAAGGTGAAAAAGAAAGATTATCTGAATATCGAAGAGCTAGTCACTGGTTCTATTACTTTGAAAATAAAAAGAAAGCAGGCGAAACAGTATTAAGTTACTGTAAAACTGTTCTTAAATTTAATAAAGATCAGTTAAAGAATATCAAAAAATTACCTGATTGGAAGTATCGTGCTTCTAATTATCAAGCAATTGAAATGATAAATGCTGGGTGGGAAGGATCTCCTCTTGATGAACAACGTTTAAAAGAGATGAGTGATAGACTATTTGCACATGAAAAAGCTGGTAGTTTAATTGTAAAAGAAGAAGATAAAAAACCTAAGCCTGTAGTTATACCTATTCAGGAAAGAACTCGCATAAAAGTAATGTCTACTATATATGGTGACTTCGATGAAATGGTTGTTGACCAATGGATGGATGGTAACTTTGATAACATTAAATTCCCTACATATACTTTATTGAATACACATAAAATTAAAGGTGCTGGAATAAACATGTTTAGAGAAAAAATTCAATTTGAATATGATTTAGTATCAGACGCTTATAATAAAACCTGCGAACAAGCTGTAGAAGCTTACTCACACATTAAAAAAGGTAATCTAAGAAAGATGCTTAATGTTATGGATAAGATCTTTGACGATATTAATAGGTTAAAAGCTAATAATAAAGTTACAAAAATACCTAGGGCGAAAAAGATTAAAGCTTCTGATAGACAAGTAGAAAAGCTAAACTACAAAATAGATGATAGTGACGCCAAATTGGTATCAATTAATCCAATCATGATTCCAGGCAAAAATAAATTGTTTGTATACAATACAAAACAAAGAACAATAGCAGTTTATAGTAATGATTCTGCAGCTGGATTTGAAGTAAAAGGTTCAACAGTACACAATTGGGATGAAAACATTTCAATGACTACTACATTGAGGAAGCCAGATGATATACTTCCTCAGATATTAACTAAGACAGAAAAACAAATTGAAAAGGTTTTATCTAGTCTTACTACCAAAGTAAAGAAACCAACTGGTAGAATAAACAAAGATTGTATTCTACTGAGAGTACTTTAATATGTATGGAAGAATTAGACCATAAAATAATGACCAAAAAAAGGTTTACAAAAGCCGTAGAAGCTTGTGTCGTAAAGAATAATATGAGCTACTTAGATGCGATGACTTACATTATTGAGCAAAGAGGTATGGACTATAGGCAAATTAAAAAGCTTATGTCTCCATCACTTAAATCAAAATTGGAAGTAGAAGCTGAAGGTTTAAACCTTATAAGAGGATCAAAGAAAAACACACTACCGATATGATAGAATTAGCAAAGTTAAACAATAAGGAATTTGTCTACGGCACATATGAAGAAGTAGAACAATATGCTGATGAAAATAAAACATGTGTTGATAGGTATTTGGATTACGTAAATCCTTCTACTGTATACAATCAATTTAAGTGGGTAGGAAAGGGAATGACAGATCCTTATGCTGTTTCAGTTCCTTATGACTATGAAAAGTCTAAACCGGATGGTACATTTAATACTCGAGGAGTAAATCAAGACAAATGGTAGATCCATTCGAATCTTATAAATTATATCAAGCTATAAAGCTACACTTTGAAGGTAGTTATGATGCTATTAAGTATAATTTTAAGACTAATGCTTCGCCTAATTCTTTCTTTAAACGAAAGGATAAATACTTCTTTGCTAAATTAGCAAAGAACCAAAAGGATTTAATGAATTACTATGTGTTCAATTTTATTGAAGATGTAAAGTATATTACTGAAATGCAAGATAGGTATTACATTGAACACAAAAAAATTCATGAATCTTTAACAAGAACATTTCAAGCTGATATAAATAAGTTATCAGCGGAACACGCTTTTGACGAGCTACTGACTGCAAGGGATAACCAAGCGCCATTAATCGTCGAAAAATGGATGCATGAAGAGATAACTTTGGAAACAATAGTTATCCTAAATGCGTTAACTAACTTTGTGCATTGGGAAGGAAAGAAAATAACAGAGACTATTCTTTGGCCTGATCTTTCTAGAAAGATAACAAAGTATGAACCGTTCGTAAAATTCGAACGGGAAAAATATATTAATATTACTAAAAAAGCCTTTACATTGGCTTAATTATGTGTTATAATATATACTATTATATTATGAGTAAAGTGGATAATTCAGTAAATACAACGCAATACAACGGAGAAATACAATGTCATTTGCAAATTTAAAGAGTTCACGAGGCTCGTCTATCGACCAACTCGTAAAAGCTGCGGAAGCAGTTTCAACAAAAACAGAAACGAAATCATACGCGGATGATCGCTTCTGGAAACCCACACAAGATAAAGCTGGTAATGGTTATGCCGTTATCCGTTTCTTGCCTGCGAAAGAAGGTGAGGATTTACCTTGGGTGCGATATTGGGATCATGGGTTCAAAGGACCTACTGGTTTATGGTATATCGAAAACAGCTTAACTTCAATTGGACAGCCGGATCCAGTAAGTGAATCAAATGGTTTACTTTGGAACTCTGGAAGAGAAGAAGATAAGCAAACCGCTAGGGATAGGAAAAGACGTTTACATTATGTGTCTAACATTATGGTGGTCTCAGATTCCGCTAATCCTGATGCTGAAGGGAAAGTATTCCTTTATAAGTTTGGTAAAAAAATCTTTGATAAGATTATGGACCAAATGCAGCCTCAGTTTGCTGATGAAGAACCAGTGAATCCTTTCGATTTTTGGGAAGGTGCTGACTTTAAGATCAA